AACCATATCCTTTAATATCTGTATATATACCATTTATAACATGACCATTTCTCCAATATCTTAATTTATGAAAATATATTTTTCCATATCTTTTAGGTACTTCTACAAAATGGGGTTCTTTATGAATGCTTATAATAGATGTATTTGCAGAAGGAGTATGTTTACGTACACTACTAAATTGTGTATTTACTCTACCATGATAAGATGGATCATAACCATCCCATGTTTCATTATCTGTATAATTTCCATAAGCAAAATTACGATTAGTAGTAGTTTTAGGAGTATAAAATTCATTTTGTCCAACTTTTGTTCTACTTACTGGTAATTTATCTGCATTTTTAAAATCACCGTCTGTGATAACATATACTGTATTATAATCAATTTGACAAACATTAGCTTCTGTACCTCCTAAAGCATATAAACTTTCTTCTAATGAAGAAAAATAAGTATTATTTTTACTTTTTTGATATACACATAAAGGTCGTTCTTCTTCTTTATCTTTACTATGTTCCCATAATTTTGATGCACCAGACCATAAATACATTTTATTAGGTTCTCCAATCCATGTCCATGCTAAAGCTGCACCACCAATATATTCACTAAGAACTTTATATGATTTAGTTTTATAAAGAATCTCTAATAGAATTTCACTATCAATTTTTCTTCTTACTGCTGGATAATTATATTCATTAATATAATCTTCATCAATATCTACACCATATTTTTTAGCAAGCTCTAAAGGATTTTTTAATGTTCCATTATGACAACCAATAAATTCATATTCTCCATTAGGTAATGTTCCAAAACCAAATGGATGTGCATTAAAAGCATTAATAGCACCAGAACTTGATTGTCTTGTATGACCAAAAATTGTAGGATATTGTTTTGGTTTTATATTACGTTTTTTTATAAAATCAGTATAAATTTTATCTTTATCTAATCCAAGAAATATTTCTCCATCATATGTTAAACCACAAGAGTTTTTACCTCTTTCAACATTTAACATACCTAGAATATTTACTTCTGGTACACAAAGACTATTTACACTTTTTGTTATTTGTCCGAAAATTCCGCACATATTTTTATAAGTTTTTTAATTTATACTAATTCTAATTGGAATTCTTCGATTTTAGCTAATAATTCTTCAGCTAATTGTTTGTCATTATTATTAATTGCTTTAACAATTTTTTTAGAATATTTTTCACTTAATTCATCAACTAATCCTGAATTTACAAGATTAATTGCTTCAAATGTAGTATTCCAAGCCCAAGCAATTAATTCATCAGTTGCAATCCAAAAATTAGAAGGGGTTCTATACTCCATTCCATATTCTTTAAATCTAAAACAACCTGCTTTACCATATAACTCTTTACGTTTATCATCTTTATCTAAAAACAAAGATTTCAAACCAACAGTCATATCCATTGCTTTAACTAATTTTTCTACAGTTTCATCTTCTTCTTCAGTTGTCATACCAGTTTTATCAAAACCAATGTGAATATGTCCGCCAGCACTTCTCATATTAGTAGAAGCATTTGGTGGTTCATTCATACCTTGTGTCCAAACATTAAAATCTGGATCACAACCAAACTGTCTTGCTTGGTCAGAATCTAATTCTTTATCTTCTAATGTTGCAGAAGCTGAATAATTAGGTTTAGCTCCAAATGCTGAAGTAATAACTGTAAGATAATCTTTTACAAAATTAATATTTTCTGTAAAATCTTCAACTGTTTTAGAAGGTGGAATACAAAATTCCATTAAAACATTATCTTCTTGAATTGCATGACCTTTATCAGAAATTGGTTTTGGTTCATATTTTGTACCACCAATTAAACCTACAGCAGAAATAATTTTACCATCTTTTTCTAAAAACAATTCTGGATCACAACCTATTGTTACATTTTTTATTTTTGTCATTTTTTATATTTTTTATATTTTTATTAATTTCTAAATTTTTACAAAGGGTCTATAGGTAATTCTTCATCTTCATGAAGAGTATCATTATCTATTGAAAGTGTTGAATTATAAATTTCGTCTTTAAAATCTTTCATTAAATAATCTTTATATACTTCAACACTACTTTTATATACTGATTTTTTATCACTTACTTTTTCAGTAGTAGAACTATATGATCTTTCTATACCGTATCTATTTTGAGTTACTACTGAATCAAAACCATAATATGGATCAGCAATTTTAATACCAATATCTTGGTGTTCATATTGTTCATCTATAAAAGAAACTTCTTTTGATGAAGTTTGTTTATTATTAAACAAATATTTTTTTATAGTAGAAGAACATAAATCTTTTGCTTGTTTAGAACAAGTTGAATATTCAGGATGACCTTGAATACATAAACAAGTTGTATTTGGATAAAATACAATTTCAGGTTCTACAAAATCTTGTGGTAAATCAATTTCTTTATTATCACCATTTAAATATGTATTACTTTGATGATATGTTGAATGTGCAACAATACTATAATTTTTTTTATTTAAATCAAAAGGCCACATCATTTGGTGATGTGTTGAAGTCATATCTACAGTATTTCCATTTTGAAATTGTATAGAATGTGTTCTTCCATGATTATTTATATGTTGAACAAGTTTACCACCATTTAAAACTGTAAGCAGTTGTGCACCTCTACAGATACCTAACATTTTACAACCTTTAAATTTATAGAAAATATCACATTCTATTTCATCTCTGTTTGCATTAATATAAGTTTGATTACCAAGATTTTCTTTATAATATTCAGGAGAAACATCTGCTCCACCTGTAAACAATACTAAATCTACTTGAGATTTTTTATATGTTTGATTTAATTTTTCTGGTTTTAAAACTGTTACATCGAAAATAGTATTTAGATATTCTAAATATTCAGATTCAACACCATTTGCAAAAACTAAATTAATTTTTTGTTTTTCTTTAGATTCCATATTTATTTCTTCTTCATCACAAAATGCTTTTACAAATTCTAATCTTTTAATAAAAGTACTACCAGGTATATTTTGATAAATACTTTGTTTAGCATTATTTAAAGCACTATATAATGATTCATTACTTAATTTCTTTTTTTTAGTATACAACAACCATTGTTGTACATCTTCTGTTAAATCTTCAAAATTCATAAATTTGCTTTTTTTGAAATTATTTTTGGGAGTTCTTCAATATATTTTTGAGCACATACTGATATATTTCCTGTGCCATTATCCATTGAACTTGCACTATTACATTCAAGTAAAATATAGTCTTGATATTCTCTACGATTACCTTTACTATCTGACGGACTTTGTACTTTTACATCAAATGATAATACATCAGCACCAACAGCTTTTAAAGCTTTTACACAATCTGAAACAATATCGTTCCAACTATTAGGTTTAAAAAATTCTGGTGAAGTTTCTAAAAACCATACACAATTTGTATCGTGTCTATGCCATTTATCTGCATCAGGAACACCTTGTTTAAGAGCTTTTCTACAAGCATAAAAACAACCTTCTTCTGTTATATGTAATCTAAATTCATGAGCATATGCCATGTATTTTTCAAAAATATAATTACTCATTGTTTTACCTTGCATCCAAGAAGTTAATTCTTCTTGTGATTTAATTAAAGTATTACCTTTACCTTTAGAACCATAATGTGCTTTAGCTACAATTGGATATCTATCGTGAGCCCAATCATTTAAAGTGCCGTCTGTAAACATTTCTGCAGTTTTTACACCAGCAGATATAAAACATTTTTTCATTAATAATTTACAAGCACTATTTTTAATTGCTTGAATGCTATTAATTTCAATTCTTTTACCACCTTTAGCAACAGTATCTTCACATTCAGTTGTAGAACCAAATCTAATTACTGAACGTACTGGTAATAATCTAATATTTTTTTTATTTGCTCTAAGAACATCATGTGATGGGTGTCTTGAGAATATCATAGGTCTAAACAGACTTTTTTCTTTTGTTATCATTTTAAATTTATAAAAGGGGAATTTCTTCCCCTATATTTATATTATTTTTTTGGATAAAGTAAACTATTAATTAAAGTAATACTTGCTTTGTCATAAATTTCTTCTGGGTGCCATTGTACAGCATGTGCGGGATAATTTGGAAACCAAGTTAATCCTTCAATATCTCCATCTTCAGTTCCTTTGGTATGTTTACCATCGTATGTAAAGAGAATAGAGGCGTTTTCAGGACAGTTTGCAACTGTTTGATGGTGTAAGCTATTTACTTCAAAACGTTTAAACTCAAGTCCTGGAATTAAGTTTGCTGCAGGATGTACTTTTACATGATGAACCAATTTAGTTCTTTCATGATCTGGTGTAGTTTCATGTTCCCAAATATGTTGATTTAATTTTGCACCAAAAAATACAGATAAAGTTTGTAAACCTCTACAAATACCAAAAATTGGTGTTTGATTTTCTACATATTTTGGTAACAATTCTCTATCAAATTTTTCTCTAATCCAACATGGTGGTCCAACAAACATACTTAATTCATCATCTTGTGTAAGATATCTGAATGGATCTACATCTGGTCCACCTGGTAATACTAATAAATCGAGTGTTTCATCAATTTCTTTATCCCAAGGACTAATTAATACAACTTTTCCAAAGTTTTGAAAAAATTGCATATATGGTTTTGTAATACCAAAACTACCTGGTCCAGGAAAATATCCGACAATACCTATTTTTTTTCTCATTTTTAAGATTTTTATTTATTTTTAATATTTTTTTAATTATTTGTTACTGAATAGTAACTTGCTTGTTTTTGCGTTTTATATTCTTTCCAATCACCAGATTCTACCATAGGTCTATCTGATAAATCATCAACATAAATATAGGTTCCTGCTTCTCCATAAGGAGTATCAATTATAATTTTATCATAGAAAGTTGCTTTTCTATTTGGAGAATAACCTTCAAGAGAATCTATATTTTTAGCTTCTTGTTCATTTACAGCATATACTTCCATTGTTACAGAAGTTGTACCATTTTGTTTTAATCCAGGATATCCTCCTAAACTATGTAGTGTATAAATAGGTGATGTTTGAAATTCACCTAAATATTCTGCGTCTGTTAAATAATGGTCATTACCCATATTTTTACGTAAACTTCCGTATACGGCTACTAATATTTTTCTCATATTTTTTAATTTAATCCATTGCTTGATGATCTACTAATGAATCTTCAAATTCTTTATTAGATTTTTCCCAAGCAGAATCGTCTTTTTTTGTTGGGTTTATAGGATTATCAAGTACATCTTTATAATTAACAGTTACTGTATCTTGAGAATTTATTTCATCTTCAAGTTCTTGTTCTTGTTTATCTAATAATTTATTAAATTCACTTTTTGAACTTTTTGGTGGTGTTGTTTTAAATTGAATATCTAAATAATCAATCCAGTCACCACTTTCAAGAGGTTTAATACCTGTGGTATCATCATTATAAAACCACATTTCAATTTCACCATAAGGAGAATTTACTTTTTTTCTGATAAATAAATTATTATCATCTTTTTGACTGGGATCATAATTATAAACTTTTTCGTCTAATTCATCTAAAATTGTTTCAGTGATTTCATAAACTTCTATTTTAACAGATGTATTACCTTCTTGTTTCAATCCACAAAAAGAATCTTTACTTAAAGGATATAAACTATAAGTTGCATCAGAATCAAACGATCCAATATTTGTTGCATCTTTAGTGTCAATATATTTATGATCTACACCATCTTCTCGGAGATCATCATATACTCCAATCAAATATTTTTTTTCCATTGTTGATAATATTTTATTTTTTTTAGCCTCTCTTCTTTTTTCTTGTTTAATTCTATTTCTTTCAGCTTTAACAGATAAACGTTGTTCTTGTTTTATAAGAAATTGAGGTGTTTCTTTTTTATTTTTATTTCTTTTACTTCTTCCCATTTTTATTATTTTAAAAAGGTAATAATGTATTATGTTCCAAAATTTCTTTAGCTTTTTCTTTTCCATATTTTTTAACTAAATCACTAAAGTCTTTGCATTTATAATGGTCATCTAAATAACATTCTACAATACCTAATTCAGTAGCTATTTTATTTCCAAATATTTTTCCCCAATTAGTTTCTGAATCAAAATCATTATCATATAATACTGTTACATAAGGAAATTTTTCTCTTATTTGTTCAAATACATGTCTTTTAGGTAATATATTTTCAGATTGTAAAGCAACTGCTGAAATACCACATACTTCATATAAAGACATTACATCTTTTAATGATTTAGTTATAATTAACCAAGGACTAGTTGATGGTAATTTTGTCCAACCTTGCCAAACACTATCATTATGACCATTTATCCATTTATATTTTTCATTAAAAGGTTGATAAATTTTATATGTTTCTTTATTATCTTTCATTTCAAGAAATGCATAAGCATGTTTATCAGCTACATAAATTTTATCACCTATAAATATATGACTAATTGGTTCTACATCAAAATGTTCTAATGTACTTACACTAATTCCAAATTGTTGCCAATAAAGAATATCATGAGCTTGCCATTGTCTTTTACGTTTACCAATTTTATTTACACTTGTTTTACTAAGTAATTCTTCTCTACTTGGATAAACTCTATCTAAGTTTTCAAACACTGTTTTTTCAAATGGTTTACAACTAAAATCGTCACATAAATCAAAATCTACACCAATTTTACTAAGTGCTTCCCAATATGTTAATCCAAATTTTAACATTACAAAAGTAACAAAATCACCTTTAGCATCTAATTTAAAATCTTTAAAACATATTTCATTTCTTTCACCTATAAAAAATCCAAATGATGGAGTCTTTTCTTTTCTAAGAGGAGATAATATTGGTTTACCACCAACATCAATTTCTTCTTGAATATATCGTCTATATATATCAATATCTTGATAATATTCCAATATAGCTTTCTTAGAAATAGGTTGTTTTTCTTTATTTAAATCAATCATATTAATTTATTTCTCCAAATTTAACTGGAACCCAGTCAATATTATTTTTTTCTTCGGAATCTAAATGAAAAGTTTTTAAATCTTCTTTTTTTTCTAAAAATGCATGTGGATACCCATATAACATAACCATCCATTTAATTTTTTTATCTTCCATAATTTTATTTAATTAGTTAAAAAAAGGGTGACTCAATTAAGAATCACCCTATATTTATATTACCAAATACCATCTGGTTTTGGAGCATCTCCAACTTCAGCTCTAGGAGCATCTGCTTCAGGACGTTCCAAAACATCAGAAGGTGTTGGTTTCAATCTACTATTTACTTCATCCATTTTTTCAATGAAATTGAAGTTTCTTAAACCTAAGAATTTAGAAGGTTTACCTGTCCAACCATAACTAGTAAACACATTTACTTTTTGCTCACCAGCATGTTGTTTAATAATTTTAAACAATGCTTCACAAGCTTCTGTATATGTATCACAAACTGGCCATTCAAATCCTTCAGGAACTACTGTTTTAGCAATACTCCTAATTCTTTGAATAGTTTGCTCTTGTTTAGCTTCTGTGTCATTTTCATCAAAGTAAAAACCTTGATTAATTGGCATTGCACCAGAACCATCATTAACTATTAGTTTATATGGTGGATATGAATCAGGTTCATCTGCTTTTCTTTTTTCTACATCAATAGAAACATTTTCAACTTTTCCAGCTACTCCATTATTAAATACCACGACTCCTGTCTGTGGCTCCTCATTCAAATTGAATTTACTCATCTTTTTCTTTTTAAAAATTTATTTTGGCTAATATTGGATTTTTAGAATACCCCCAGAATCCTAACTGTGCTAACCTACGATTTAGAGAACCTCCACGACAATATATTTCTTCACGGACCTCCAAGGAGATTTACCTGTGCAATTAGATATATCTGTAATTTCTGTCTTCGATCTCTTGTACTTCGAGCTAATATTGTACTATTCTTCTATAAAAATTTCACTCCAATCTACTTTCAAATGACCTTTATCATCTGATTCAATTAAAGTAATTTTTTTGTTTTTTAAATGTTCGCTACGTGAACCACAAATTAATGAATCTGATGGTGCAAAATTAACAATGGTTTTATTTTCATCTCGATAAACATATCCAATTGCATCTACTTGAGAACATAGTATTGATGCGGATTTACCGATTAAATCTAAACCTCTTTCAGTCATTTCTTTACCTTCTTTTTCAACCAATTTGTCTTTTAAATGTCCTAATATGATAAGAGTGTCAAAACATTCTTCTAACTCTTCTAAGACCATCCATAAAGCTTTTCTGGTATATTGGTAGCCTGCTCCATTTGGTAGCTGTGTTACATCGTCACCGACCCAGTTGCGACCCTGTGCAGTACTTTGATATAATTTATTTGCTATAACCAATACCATATCTTCCAAAGCTGTTACAGTGTCAATTGCACCATATTTATAGACAAATTTTCCTGCAGCTTTATTTGCTTCAAGTATTTTATTAATTACTTCTTTTAAAACAGCGATTGGTGTTTTTCCACTTTCTTTTGATAATTTGAGAACATCTATTTTCATAGCTTCTACAAAATTTGCACCACCTTCTAAATCTATAAGAAGACAATCTTCTAATTTACTTAATGCTTCAGTTTTACCTACTTTAGGCTTACTGAAAAGTATAAGTTTTTTAGGATTAATCCTTGTAACTTTACTTTTTTCTTTTGGTAATTCAACCATAATAAAATATTCCGACCAACCTTCCGCTATTTAATTGTTAGCGTTTATAAATTGTATTTTTATATATTGTCGTATTTTTATTATTTGTGAATTATAAACTATTTATTTTTGAAAAAAGAATGTATTGGTGAATAACCTATATTAAAATTTTCATTTTGTAATTCTTTAATTGTTCTCAATTTTAATGGTTTGTGTACATCACAACTATCTAAAATACAATGATTAGAATTACCATGATAATATTTAACATTGTTAAAACTTTTTAAAAATTTAATTAATAAATCATCATCACTTTCATCTTGAATAAAATTTTTAATAAGATTTACATTTAAATTACTATTATTAAAATAATTTTCAAATAAATATCTAAACATTGTTAAAAATATTTTTAAATGACCAATTATTTTAAAATTTTGAATTCTAATACAATCTTCATTTATAAACTCAAGTTTACAATTAAATATTTGTGATAGTTTTTTAATATATTCTTCACTAAATTCTTTTGTTTCTTCTTTATGAAAATTAAAAAGTTCAATAATATCATCATTTTTAATTTGAATTATTTCCGCATAACATTGTATTCCATGAGAACAATTACTAATTACTCCTAAATCTTTATTTAAATGTTTATAATATACACGGTTATCAGACCAACTCTCATTTCTCATTCTCATTAAATTTTACAAATCCAAAACTTAATTTAGTAGTTTTAGAAGTGATAATTAAACAATGTAAATATAAATCTGGTCTAAAGATAGTAATGAACCAATTTTTAAATATTGTTTTTTCACATGTAAAATTACATCTTCCATTAATTAGAATATTCATTCTATAATGTTTTCCATTTACAGGATCAATATGAATTGGTAAAACTCCTGGTTCATATTTTAAAATATAAGCATCGAATCCATATCTACCAATTCTAAAATACCATATTGGAAATTTAAAATATTTACACGATTCTTGTCTACCTTCAGACCATTTCCATATTTTCATTTTTATTATTTTTTAATATTTTTTATAAAATTATAAACTTTAGACATTCCTTCAATATCATTTGGTTTAGGAAGTTCAGAGAAGTAATTTGTTGCTCCATCAAAATATAACGGACAAACTACTCCACCACCACCTTCACGACCACCTAATACTTCTAAAAATCTAAGATTATCTTGTAATTTTGTAACATCATAATCATAGAAATCTTGAATTTCATGTCTAAACGGACTAAATAATCCTAAAATTACATTTGCATCTCGTTGAGTAAGTTTACTATCACCTAAACCATCCATAGAAGGTTTTAAACGATTATATTTTTTATTTTCAACTGATTCTTGAGATGCTGCTTGCTGTTGAATTACAACAGGAATATAATTATATTTATTACGTAATTTAATTAAATAATCTGATGATAGTTTAACAATACTTTCTTGTAATGATGTTTGAACACCATTTGTTTTTTCAGCAGTTATTAAACTAATATGGTCAATAATAACCATAACATATTCATCAGGATTATTAGCTTCATAGTAATCATCAACTAACGTTTCATTACCATCAATGATAATTTTACGTTTATGTTGTTTACCATTAGCCTCCGCATATGATTTAACTAAATTATATATTCCTGTTGGATGACGTATATCATCGATGAATTCAACAATTTCTTCGATTTTATTAAAATAAGGTTCGTATTTTGCAATAATAGCTAATGTTTCTTTTGATAAAACTTTATCTGCTTTAGTACTTCGTAAGTCTTTTGGACTTATTCTAATACCTTCTTTAATATATAAAATATTAGAGAATGCTGATAACATTTTAATCTCTTTAGACATTTCTAATGTAAAATAAAAAATCTTTAATTTAATATTTAATCCTTTATCAATTACTTGTTGTATAGTATTATACAAAAATAACCAATCTGCGATTTGAGTTTTTCCTCAATTTGTTACTTAATAATCTCTTCTTCCATTAATTCTAATAATTGATTAAATGTATATTCTCCAGAACCTTTTTCATTAACTTTATTAATAGATGAATTATAATTTATTAAAAATGGATGATCTGTAAGTTGTGAATCTTCCCACCAGCTATAAACTTTATAAAAAATCCATTTGTTTGCGTGTGTACAAAATAAAAAACGCATATTAGTTTCTTGCATTATTTTTTTAAGTATTAAAGCAACTTTTTTTTCTGTAACATTTAAAAAATAAGAATTTGAAATACTTAATATAACTTCAAAACTTCTAAATTTTGTATTACATTCTTTAATTGTACATTCTTTATTTAAATATGTTTTTGGAAATTGTCCTTCTGATTTATAAAGTTTTTTATGATTAATACATTTTAAAATAAATGAATAAAGTGTATCATTTTTTTCTCGATTTATATTTTTTATATATAATTTTTCCATTTTAAGATTATTAAGGTCATATCATTTCTGTATGACTCTATAATTTAATAATTAATTACAACTTTGATTTATGAAAACCCCAAAGTTTAATTATGTTTGCACTATTTGGATTTTGTACTTCTTCAGAAGAAAAATGACAAATTTCATCCATTACTGGAATTAAATCTTCATCATGATTTATATTTGTTGACATTAATACAATTTCAAGTTGATCTCCGTTAATTTGTGCTTTTTGTTTGATAAAATTAATAATATGAGATTTTAATAATGCTTTTTGTAAAGCAATTAAATCATCACCATTTTTATTTTGGTCAGCATTAACTGCCATATTAATACTATCAATTTGTGAATTAAGATTTACAATTGCTTTTACACCACAACTTAAATCATTACCTGGATCACTACCTGTTAAACTATTACCAATTACAACTAATTGATTATTTAATCCTGTATATTTAGTATCAAAACCATCGTTTACAATACTATTAATACAATCTTGTTCAGTTCTTTCAATTACAACTGGTGGTGCAACAATTTCAGGAGCAGTTTTTGATGCTCTAACTGCACTAAACATATCTTTGTGATATCTTGCAGTATTTCCATTGTCGTTTACAACTTTAATATATTTGTCTTCTCTTTCAACGACATCATATTTTTCATTTTCTGTTAGAGCATAACCTCTAGTGTCAATACATTTTACTTGTGACATTTTTATAAATTTTTAGTTATTTTTAATTTTTATTGTTATAGTTCGGACTATACCTTCAACCTAATCTTCATGTGAACAAAGACAATTATGTGGTGGCATACAACATCCTTTACAAAAATATGAAGGACATTTATTTGTTGTTGTTTCACCACATTCACACATATTGGTTGCTCCATTGGTAGTCTCTACGGGCTTACTAATTGTCTTTTTAGTCTGTCCCACGGTATTGATAACTTTATTATCGCTCATAATGAATTTTTTATATCTTCAAAATCTTTCAAACTATAACTATCAACACCTTTTGTATTCAAATGATTTTGTCTACTATAATCACTAATCCATTTTGCAGTTTTGTTTGGAACAAATTTAACTACAACTTTTTGAATTTGATTACAATATACTAAAATCACTGAATTTTCTTCTTCAATAATTTCAAAGATAATTTTAACAATTGCTTTAAGACTTGTTACAGGAAATCTACTACAAGTTAATGCGTGTAATTCTGTAATACTTCTAAAAGCACTTACTTTTGAATTATCTTGATTTTTACCTTCACATTGTAAATTATTACAATCTGGATCGGTGTAAGAGTGAATAAATTCACCTCTTAAAAACTTTCTTATGAAGTCTTTTCTTGTTTTAGTTTTAGGAATATCAGATTCCTTTACATATAAAATATTCATTTTTCATAATATTAAAATTATTTTTCACCGTTAGCTATTTTATAAATATCTTTAAAAGAATATTTTCCACTTCCTTTTTGATTTTGAATAAATGTTTGATTTGAATCATACATTAATGTGTTATCTAAATATTTTTTATCATAAAATCTAAAAACCCATTTTGTAATATCGTTACAATAATAAATACATAATCTTCTTTTTGTAGTTTCTTCTGGATTTTTATTTAAATCAAATAAAGTTTTTGCAAGTTCATTTTCTGAAATATTTTCATATACAGTATTTACAATACTTAATAAATCTTCAAAACTTCTTCTTGCGACTTTACATTCAAGTTTAGTCATTTCTTTATCTAAAAATGTTACATTACAACGATCTAAGTAACCATTAATTGTAAATAATTTTATAATAAATTCTCTAAGTGTTTTTTCTTTTTCAATTATAGTATATAATTTTCTCATATCTATAAAATAACCTTTGTTAATCTATTTGTTTTATTTTTCATAATTTTTATATTTTTTGTTAATTAACAAAATTCGGAGTTCAATATAACATTACTGTTATAAGGGGCAGGATCTTTTAAATATCATATAAAATATAATATTTGCGTTTAAAATGTTGTTTGATTTTAATAGCATGGGAAATACTTGGTCTGTGCGTATTAAAATATTTAGCACAATCTTTTAAAGAATTAAATCTATAAACAATTTCATTAGTTTGTGAATCAACAATTTTAATTGCTTTATTCATTTTACCATTATCTGTTTTAAATTTAATATAAGGTTCTAATTTATCTTTATATTCTAAAGACCATAAAAAATTACCTGCTTTTCGGTTTGTACCATTTAAAAATCTACATATTGTAGATTGATGAATTCCTATTTCTTTACATGCTTTTTTAATACCATCATATTTCTTAATAAAATCACCATTTAAATTATACTGATAAATTTCTTTTTCGGTTAATTTAATTTCTCCAGAAGCAATTTTTTTAATTCTTGTTTCTGATTGTAACTTACTAGATTCTGGACTTGGTATATTTCTTTCAACTAATCTGGTTATGTTATATTCTGGATTTAAAGTATCAATAAAATATTGTTCACGTTCTAACAATAGTTCCTTATTACAAAATTCTAAAATATAAAAATCAAAAATTTCTTCAGAATATTTATTCCAAGAATTTTGTAATTTTCTATTTCCATGTTTTTGTTTACGTAATTCATACCTATGTTTTTGAAGTCTATCTTGAATATTAATAGAACTTCCAATATACTTTTTACCATTAATTGTATTGATTATACAATATATACCTGATTTTTTAAAATCTTTTGAAATGTCTTTCATAATAATTAATTTATATTTTTACAAATATAAGTTATTATTTTGACAAATCCTAATTATTTAACGCAATTTTTATATCTTTTTTTGATTATTTATCGGAATTTTACCTTTGAGTTAGCAGTAATTAGGTAATATTTACCTTGTTCAATTCCTGGTAACTCTTCCTCAAATCTTGGTAACGACCATGGTATACAATTTATTTTACCTGATAGTAAACGTTGTCTTCTATCTGATATGTTATTGTATACTCTTGTAAACAATGAGTTTTTATTCTCCATTTAATTTGTTTAAATTTAATTTATAAAGTTCTTCAATTTTTTCATTTACTTTCTTACTATCATATTTACCATCTGTAAAATAATCAAACTTATCAAGTTTAATATTTAACATTGGTATTCTAACATGATATTGAGTAGTGTAAATTGAATTATCAAATTCCTCAAAGGAAATTTTCTTTTTCATTTAATTAAGTTTTGTAGTCCAATTAGTATTACTAACTTCTTCATCATCTACAAACGCACTTAATCTACTAGATTCACCATGTAAATCTTTCTTGTAAATAAAGTAATCTGCTTGTTGAAGATATTGATAGTTATCTAATGAATTTATATAGATTTTAGCTGCTTTTAAGACATCATCTTTAGTGTATTGAGGGTTATCTCTCATCCATCTAATTAGTTTATCTTTACAGCCTGTATGACTTCCCATTGAACCAGGTTTTAAACCTTTCCAAAGTTGTCTGTATTCATTTATAAAATCATCTAAACCATCGTTAATAACTCTACTTGACCTTTTGTTAATTTTCTTTTCTTTAAAATCAGAATTTAAACCTTCTATTAATAGAAAATCTATTAGTAATTTACTTTTTTCCCGAAAGATTGTTATTGTTTCTTCATTGTCTTTTATTATTTTTATAAATTGTTTATCTTGTAAACTATTTAATATATTATTATCTAAATTGTAATCAATGTGATCGTAATTTAGTTTTAATAATGTTAAAAATTCTATTAATGTGAGGTTCTGATCGTTTAAAAACTTGAAATCAAGTATAAACGCTTCATTCATATTAATTCTTTTTTTTCTTTTTTAAATTAGTAATTATACAACCTGTAATAAATACTCCAACTAATATAATTCCTATACAGAATTCTCTTTCTCCACTATTCATCTTCTAAATCAATATTATCTTCATTTAATGAAAGAATATAATCTTCAACAAGTTGTGGAATTACACTTCCTGTACCATTACAAAATTTACAAGGTTCATAATGAAATCCTTTACCTGTGTTTGGTACCATTAACATTTTGGCACCTAAACAACACGGACATTCTACTTTATTCATAATTAATATTTATAAGTTTTCATTACATCTCTAAATGTAAATCCTTCACCATATTCTGTTCTTGAATTTAATCCGTAATTATTAGAGTCAGTATGAAACATAAATTTATTTGTTTCATAGCAATAACCAGCACAAACTTGTTTTCTATCAATCATTTTAATAAGACATTCAAGAACTTCTTCGATTTTACAATTTGGATAATAATGTTTAGAAATTAAATAAATATCTCCAAGACTTCTTCTTCTACCAAGTCCACAAATGATTCTATGACTATTATCTTTTGTATAATAATCTCTTCTATAATGTTGTATAAACATATATATAAAATCAAATAATTTTTGATTTTTATTATGTTCAAAATCATATAAATAGAAATTATATTTTTTATCTAATTCTTTACCATGTTGTCTTATTATGCTTTTAATATCAATAGGATAAAATTTATTATATATTTTTTTATATAATTTTTTATAATTAATAGTAAAAGGTTTTGATATAAGTTCTACAATTAACATTAATATACCCACTGTAGAAAGTATTAAATACCAAAATGGTATTACAATAAGATGTGATAATATAGATAATATAAAATATTTTTCTATTATAGAATTATCTGTATCAGTTAAAAATGTTTTTTTAAAATCTTTTACTATTAGTAACATTTTGTTTTATTTTTATTGTTTTTCATAATTTTTATGTATTAATTTGTAGTAAATTCTTTAGGATTTATAATTTTATAATAATTACCATTTTTACCCGAATAAGTTTTTACTTCTTCTGCAGTTGCCATAAACCAATGATATTGGTTTGCTAAATAATTATTTTCATGACATAATATATCATCTTTTTTAAATACTGTAACAATTTCTACTTTTGGTAAGTTACCAATATTTGGTCTTAAATATTTTGTTTTCATTTTAATAAGAATAATATTCAACTTTTGAAGATTCTAATTCATAGTTTTCTTTTTTATTAATATCTAAATAATCAGATATTTGATGAATAGTAAATTCTAATTCTAATTCTTCTTCAATCTTTTCAGCAATAATAATAGGATTAGATGTTTTAAACACATCACTTATCAAATCAACTGCAATACTTAATTCACTGTATTTCTTAGACATGTAAAATAAATTATTATTGTTAAAACTATCATAAATATTCCTACGTAAATTATTCCTCTACAACCATCAAGATCTGAATTAGAACCCGTTGGATCATTTGTCATTTCATAATATGTAATAGGATCTTCTTCTTTTAATTTTTGCATTCTTTGTTTATGATTCATGTCATATTAAAATAAAGTTAATTGATTATAATTATTGATCTCTTCAATAATTTTATTTGTTTTACTAATATAATAATTATAATTAATATTATAATCTTTCCAGTTTTTTTCTTTAAAATTATTAAATAATATTACACCTTCTCCAACATTCACTTGATGAAAATTACCTTGCCCGTTTTTACGTTTAAGTAAATATGGAGCATTTTTACTAAAATAATATCTGTTAAGATTTTGAACTACTTCATTATTATGATAAACTGTCCAGTCTTTATTAATTTTATTAGATTTACAATAATCATAAATATGAAGTTCGTACTTATCTGGATTAGAGATAAATTCTTTTGGTTCAATATTATTAATATAATAATTATGTAAAGCTTTCGATATTACAACTTCATCAACTGAATCTCCTAATGGAATTTCTTTCTGACCTTTTTCATTAAACGGTAATTTAAAAAATCCTTTACGTTTGACATCTCCAGATTCTGTTTTGGCGATATAACTGTTTACATTTTTATAAACAATCTTTTCATAATGTTCATGTTCTAAATCTAAATTAAATTTATTACATGTTATATCAAGAATTTCTTTATATTGTTTTAATTGATGTCTTGGTACAATAACTTCAATACCATCTGTATTTGCTGAAATTACTTGCCAATTATTAATTAAACACATTTCAACACATTTAGTAAGAATTAATTGACCAATTAATCGCATTCTCATAGCACCTTCTGGATAATATAACCATCCGTGTTCCATATCAAGTAATCCTGATGTAGAATTTAAAATTAACTTAAAAAATAAATCTTTTTGTTTTTCTTTAGCTTTTTTAGCAATAATTCTTTCATCTTTTACTTGAATATATTTTTGAAGTACTTCAGGGAAACGTATACATTGATAATTAATAATTAAATTTGGATATAGCGATGCTGCATCACTTGTTACAACTTTAAAATCTTCACTAGTTTGATACTGTTCATTCTCATTTACAGAATGTAATCCACCAACACCATATGTGAGTTTTATAGATGTATTTCCGTGATTAACTACTAATTCCTTACTAAATTTATCTTTTGAATTAAGTATTTCTTCCCAAAGTTTTTGAAATATTGGTAATTTAAAATTTGGCTCAAAACCTTTTAAAACCTCATTTAAATAAAGAGTATTACGTACAAATCGTTGTTTTCTAACATCAAAAGGATTTTTACCTGTTATTCTACAATAATCTAATAATAATGCTTCAGATGCAATTTTAGTAGCGTCCATTGACCAACAATTAATATTATATTCTTTTACAATGTTTGCTCTGAGAATAATATCTTCTTCCATTTTTTCTGTTAGAAGGTCTAATATTCCTAAATCATGTGTATAATTATAATATCTTAATGTTGGTAAATCTTCAACATTTAAAACACTGTCATGTTTATAAGGTAATTCTTGAACTGTATGATAACCTAGTTGTATACCTAACGATTTTAAACTAATTTTTTTAGATATTCTAAGCATTTTAGACCAATATAAAAACAGGTCTATATCAATCCATTTTGTTTTTAAATATTTAAGTTGTTTAATTTCTTCATCATAAATATCAGTATAAATAATTTTATCAGAAAATGCTTTTAAATCTAATGTAATATTAATCCATGACCAGTTTTTATAATTATGATAGTTTTTAAGTAAGTATTTGATAACCATATTATCGTAATGTATACCATTAAAACTTATTAAAAAACCATCATAATTATTAAACCAGTTGTAAATTTCTTCTAATTCATTTTTTTCCTCACTAATTTCATAGAAGAGTAATTCTTTTGTTTTAAAATTCCTTATACCAACGCAAAAGAAATTTTTAAAAATTTCGATGTCATATAATTGTTTTTCCTTTCCCATATTAATGTATTAAAGTGAGACACACTTCTAATACTATGAGAAACTTTATTTATTCATACTCTATCTTTTCACAATATTTTTCTTTTAAAGACTTATAGAATTTACTAAATTTAGATTCTTTTTTAGCTTTTTTAGCTTTTTTTGATTTATACATATCTGTATCTACAATTGTTAAATATATTAAAGATAAAAAAATAATTATACAAATAAGCATAAATCCAAAAAATTGACTAAAATGCAAAAATGATTTTTTTTCATAATCAATAAAAAAGAAAGTAAATCCATTTCCTAAACAAAATAATATTACTGGTAATACATATAAACATATTCCAAAAAACATATTATCTTTTTGACTATGATACCATCTATTTAATCCAAATAAACTAGTTATATAAGCTGGTCCTGCAATAATAGTAAAAGGAATAATACCAATTAACATCCAAATATATCTTCTAATATATTCACATGAATTATTTGGTAATTCCCAATCTTGTAATGCATAAAACCATTTTAATAACTTAGAAGATTTAGAATTATATTCTAATTTCATTAGTAAGCCAATTTAACAGATGGTTGTTTACACATTTGACCAAATGATTTCCATAAACCTTCAACAGTTTTATTTTCAATCAAATGATTTTGTAAACTGAAATCCATAAGTTTTTTAAATGCATATTTTCTACCTAACACTTTATCAGGTTTATCACCATGACGAGGAGTTACCATACGTCTAGCAATTTCTTCTTTTGTTTCAGTATTAACAGCAATTGCTTCAATTACTCCGTCTACTTTGCGATGTTTGTTTTCATCTTTTTCGTATTTAAAAAATACTTTTACATTATTACTTTTCATAATTTTAATTTTTAATTATTTTTAATTTTTGTTGTACTAATTTTTTAAAACGTTTAGCTAATTGACTATTTTCAAAAGTTTTTAATCCTTTTCTCATTTCTTCAACATTTTTAAATATATCATTTAATGATAAAATTGGTTTATTCATTAAGATATATTCTTCAGCTTTTTCTTTTGTTGAAAATCTTAAAAATGTAGATAACACATCTTTATCATTAGCTATTAATGATTTTAATTCATGTTCTCCCATATAAAATTTAACACCATATATATTATCACCTTTAAAAATATCAACACCATCTTCAGCTGTGAATAATGGTTGTTTAAATTTTTGTAAAGTTTGATAATTATTCATAGAATAACCTCCATGTGATGTAGTTTTATTTTGAAAATCTAACCATAATTCAATTTTATTTTCATCAAATTGAATTTGAGTAATTATTCCAAAATCAGTTGCATCACCAATAGTAAATATTTCACCATCAGATAATCTTTTTACTGAATGAATGGAATAATCGTTTTTTAACATAAAATTAATAGACGATTCAACGTTATTAAAATGTAAAAGAGATGATTTATCGCATTTCATAGATAATATTTCATAATTTTTTTCAACAACTGGTTGCCAAAATTCTGGATATCCTTTCCAATTATTATTACTTATCCATCCTAAATCAGGACTTCCTGGATATTCTTTAATTAATTTATATCTTTTCATGATACTTCAACATTATCATCCATCCAACCATCACTATCAAGTTTATCAAGATAGTGAGGCTGAGGATTATTTTTTATTTTTTTCATTCTTTATAAATTTTCTTAGTATAAACTTTACCATCATTTACAACTTTAATTATATAAATACCAGATTTAAGAGTAGAAATATCTAATGAATTCTTTTTCACAATTCTTCCCAATAAATCATAAATTTTAATAGTATATGCACCTGTAAGATTACCTAGTGATATTGTATTATTATTTACAAATATTTGTACTCCTAAATTATTAATACTTACAATTTGTTTTAAATCATTATAACCACTAATAGCCACCCATGTACTTAAATTAGCACATCTAACAGCATAAGGTATGATATTATTATCTGGATCAGGTAAACTTAAATATAATTGATATTGTCCACTTGGTACATTATAATTAATATCTTGAACAATTGTAGTAACTTGATTAGTAATCCAATTTCTTAAATCAGTATCTAATTGAAATCTATATTCCTGACTAGTTGTAAGATTTCTTAAAACAAGAAAAGCTTCTCTATATTTAAATACATTAGCATAACCAGTATTTTTTATATTGAGAGTTAAAACATTATTAGAACTAACTGTACTATTAATCAATTCAT